AAAAATTCTTATCAAAAGCAAAAGAATATATCGGTAAAAACGGCAATTACGTCTGCAATACAAAACTTCATCTTGGTTATATAACTCATTGGTGTGCTTATGCGGTTTCAGCAATAATGCTGGACTGCGGCTTTATCAGCAAATACATCAAAGCTGTTGAGGGTGGTGCGGGCACTGTTCCACGATATTCTGTTCCTGCCAAGCTTGGCGAATGGTTCAGGAAAGGCACAAAAGAACCGCAGGCAGGCGATTTGTTCTTTTTGAGATACAACATTTATCCAAGTGAGGATAAATATTTCTGTGACCATATCGGCATTGTCGAAGCTGTCAACGGCACCAAACTCACGACTCTTGAAGGCAATGTTGACGGTAATAACAACGGCATCTGGGAGCAGACTTCCACTTTCAAGCGTAAAACACGTTATCTGAGTGAATATTCTGTTTATGCTTTTTATAGACCGTTCTGGAAAAGCGAAGCAAAAACTACCTCCACAAATACTCAGAAAAAGACAGAAATATATGATGTCAATTCGTCTGCAAAGGTTAATTATTTTGTTAAAGTCACTTGCAGTGACGGTCTGAATATCCGTCAGGGAGCAAGCATCAAGAAAAATATTCTTGGAACAGTACCTTACGAGACAACACTAAAAATTACCAATCAGACCTCAGGCAGTGGCTATACATGGGGACTTACCGAATATGACGGTATAAAAGGCTGGATTGCTCTCAACTATACCGAAAAAATTGATATTGAAAAACTCGCACATGATGTCATACAAGGCAAGTACGGAAATGGCAATATTCGCAAGGAAAAGCTCGGAATTTTGTATGATACAGTTCAGGCAAAAGTGAATCAGATATTGTCGTAAAATAATAAACCGCCTGTGAGGATTTTTAATGTCCTTACAGGCGGTTTTTTTATATATCTTTTTGCAATACAGACATCAGTATTATGATTTTTACAACAGGCAGAAAAATACATCAATAATTATAATAACACATACAACGAAGGGGCAGAAGGATATGTTCCTGAGATTATCACATACGAAGAATTTAATTGGGCAAAAGAAGTTTTAAAATCATTGACCAATACAAAGTACAATCGAAAATGACGAATACAATATTGATACTGATTATGATGATTTAATCGGTGGAAACGTTTGGTAAGATGAAGCATACCACATAGTAATTAAATATAAATGGAAAACAAAATTGTGGAAAGAATAATTACACATCTATTACACATTATATAACTAAAATATTGATTATATCTATATTTTTATCTCCCCTGCTAAGGGAGTAGGTCGGGAAACCGGCGCGAGAGTTCGAATCTCTTGTCCTCCGCCAAAATCGCATGAATACAGGCTTTACAGCTTGCAATTCATGCGGTTTTTTTATGCCCAAAATTTTGAAAAATTGTCCTGGATTTTGAAAAATTGTGTCCTATTACACTGTGCGTTACACCGTATTGCTACACTGTATATTACACTGTTAAATTTTATTTACAGCGGCTAATTTTTCGGATAATGGGATATGTATATACTGCATAGTTACCGATAAATCCTTGTGTCCTCCTGCTTCCGTGATAACTGCTTCATGTACGTTTTCAGCGGCAAGTCTTGAAAAATATGTATGCCGGCAGCAGTGTGGAGGAAGGTCCCTGATTCCAAGCTCTGATGTCAGTGAATGATAACTGTCATAGAATTTTTGTTCCGGAATGTTCATCAGCAAGTCGGAGTTAGCATTATAAAAATATTCCACTATCGGCATTATCTTATCGGCAAAGGCGATTTCCCTGTCAATGCCGGCTTCAGTTTTGATTCCCCCAATAGCATAATGTTCGTCAAGATGAATATTAACTTTTTGGATAGTCGAAATTTCACCGTAACGGAGTCCGGCATATATCATTATTAAAACATATCCGGCAAAGGTTTTTCCACTGTTCCAAGCCTGCCAAATCTTATCTATCTCGTCAGCGTGAAACGCATCACGCTGAGACTTTTTGAGGGGCGGCAATTCAAGATACTGCGTTTTGTTGTACTGCACTAATTCTCTTTGAATCGCAAGAGTGTAACAGTGTGAGAGTATCGTTTTCATATCCTTGGCAGGATAGAATGTGGTTGCCTGTTCATCAATTGCCTTCTGCATATCATCAATGGCCAACGTAGCAATATCTCTCAAATGAAGTTTCTGCAATCTGTTCCAGGCATAACGGAGCTTGTCTTTTTGACTGTCCGACAGTGCATCATATTTCTTGGACTGTAAAAACACTTCGTGCAGTTCTGATAAATTAGTTGGTCTTATGGTAGTTCCCGAGCAGAGCATTTCCGGCAGAGCTGCAACAGCGTCTTTTTTCTTGTCGAAATATTTTGTTTTCTTTTTTCTGTGTTTTTTTCCGTTGCTGTCGAGATAGAAGTATAGAGTCACTTCAGCAACATATTTCCCGTTTGGTGCTTTATATACAGTTCCCTGACCGTTGCCACGCTGTTTTGTTGCTTTTTTCTGTATAGTCAGCTTTTTACCACACATCATGCAGTATACGGCTTCATCAGGCATTTCCTGACCGCATTTTTTACATTTCTGCATCTCAAATCTCCTTTCTGAATTTAATCCCTGTCGGTAGCCGTCAGGGATTTTTTTTGTTTTCAACTGACGAGTTTTCCTCGGTAGTTATTCCTTATATGAACATTCTACAATCCCCATTACTCAAAGTCAAAGAGTAATGGGGATTTTTTTGGTTTCAAACATTTTCATTTCTAAAAGCTGGTGAACGCATAGAAATATTAAAATACCAATTATCACTATCAGGATTTTTCACTTTAAATCCTGCTTTAAGCATAGCACCTTTAAACTGTCCGTTGGTAACATAAAAATTTTCTTTTTCAAATAAATGCTTAATGTAATAAGATGACCTTTTTGTGTTAAAAGTGTTCATACATATAAAATTCTTATTTATCCAAGCCAATAATTGCTCTTGCTCAGCTTCGGTTAAACTCTCAAAACCTCTTGGATCATTTACATCATAACTCATAACTTCCAAATCCTCTCACTTTCACAAGTAATTTGAATCGTATTCTGGATCATCATCGCAAAAACGACGTGAAATAAATTTTATGTAGTTATCATACAATTTTTCAAAAATTTTTAATTGTGTATCATCTAATCTTGAAAGATAACGGTATATGACATACTTTTCACTTGATAAAGGAAAATCATCATCTTGCAGTACATCATTTACAAATCGTCCTTCTCTGCTTTTGATAAAAGCGTGATAATCCATTGTTTTTAACCATTCTTTAAAACTTATCATCAACAATTACCCTTTCACTTTTTATTTTTCATTTCGTCTATTTGAGTGATAATCTTCGAGCGTTCCACCAAGTCAAGACTTTTTATCATATCAAAGAGTTGTTTATCATCGGAGCTGTCGGAAGTTGAATTATTACGGCTTGTATTGATACTTATACTGTTGTTGCCTGTAAGGCTCATTTGGTTGTTGTCGGTTACACTTATTCCTGTTTCATTTGGATTATCGGTTCTGCCAAGCAAGTAATCTACCGAACATTCAAGCAATTCTGCAATAGCATACAAGTTTTTTGCTTTCATTCCTTCTTGACTTTTTCCCGCTTGTGCTACTGCATTTTTATTCAATCCACACATTTCTTGCAATTCGGACATTGGAACACCTTTTTCTTTTGCGAGTTTCTTAATCCTTGTACTTGTTTCTAACGAATTATACATATTTCTCAACTCCTTTTTGTGCAAATAGCAGAAAATCCAGATTTATCAGGATTTATATTGATTTTCCAGATTAAACTTGATATAATACAATCAAGGTTGTTTATGGAGAGTAAGAACCCGAAAGAGATATATACTTAATTCAAGTATATAATATTTTGCTCACATTGTCAACAACCTTGGTTGTATTTTTTTGTGAATCTGGAAAGGAGGAGAAAATTATGTCTTTGGCAGATAACATCAGGCATTACAGGGAAAGAAAAAACATAACCCAAAAAGAACTTGCTGAAACTGTCGGTATTACCCAACAGGCTTTGAGTCTCTTTGAACAGGGTGTGAAAGTGCCTGGTATCATTACAGCGGTAGATATAGCAAAAACTCTTGATACAACAGTGGAACAGCTTGTTGACGGGCAGACAGCGGAAAGGACAGATGAAAATGAATGAAAACATGGATTACAGAAGATTCAAAATCATCAATGAACAGCAAAAAGAGGCTTTTGAAAGTCTTGTGACAGACAAAAACCTCAGCAGAGAAGATTTACTTTTGATACTTACGACGGTTACTTTAAATTACGATACTTATCCACTGCAGTGGCAAGAACAGACTTGAGTTCCTCTATGGACTGAATGTCTCTTATCGTTTCGACAACATAGGGACTTCTGGAATTGGCAGTTCTCCAAATGTATAAAGTGGCATTAAATGCTTTTCTGGCATTATCCAACTGCGAAATCTCAAAATCATATCCATTCCCTAAATCACGATAAATGACATTCTCCAAGTCGAAAAGCCTGATAGTATAATCAGCACCCAATTCAGAACATATTGATTTGATTTTTTTACCGGGCTTTTTCACTTCAAACATCATGGTTGATTCACTCCTTTTCTTGTATGTTTGAAAATATTTTACTACAAAAGATAAACAAAAGTCAACACTGAATGAAAGGACAGAAGAAAATGAATGAACTCAAAACCGTAAGCATTGATTGTACGATATCAAAACTAACAGTGTGACGGAGTGAGGTGAGAGAAAATACAAATACCGTATCTGTATATGGTGCGGTAAGAAATGGAATGTATCGGCGAAATTTCCTGATGATTGGAATTATATCTGTCCGATATGTGCCTACAAGGAAAAGAGGTGTAAACAATGACAATAGCTGAAATGATAGTATCCGATAAAGCGGTATTGATTCCGAAGGATATTGCACCTATTTTGCAGTGCGATCCGTACACAATTAGCCTTATGGCAAGAGATTGTCCCGAGCGATTGGGCTTTTCCGTGTGTCGTGTCGGAACAAGAACAAAAATCCCCCGTATTCCATTTTTGAAATGGCTCGGGGTGATAGATAGCTCATACAGCGATATACTTAATAAGCTCACTTTGGGGGACAATAAATTTGAGGAGGATAAGTAAAATGACTTTTGAATGTGAAATGATGTGCTGGCTTATGCTGATTATTTTTGTATGGGCGGTGGCTTGCTGTATCTGGGAGGACCTTGAAAACAGAAATCCACTTGACAATTACTACGACAGCTTTGAGTACCAGAGGACTATTGCAGCCGATAGTGATGACAAATGATTATGAAAGATAAAACTCTGTGCAAAACCTGCATACATGGAGAGGTTTCAGCAGGAAGTTATTTCTGCGGCAGATGTTATGACGAAAACGGGAAATTTTATCCCCAAAGAATCGCAAAACGAACTGAAACCCATTGTTACGATTATATTGAGAGAGGACAAAGTAAAATGAATGATATTGAAGAAATAAAAAATGTTATAGAGAAAAAATCTCAGAAACGTATTTGGACTGATGATGACTGCAAAACTCTTATTGAGTTCTACAACAAAAATACGGAGTATTCCGTACTTGCTGAAATGTTTTCAGTTTCAAAGAAACAGATAGCACAAAAAGTTTTTAATTTAAAAAACTCCGAAAAATGGAAAAATTACTTTACCGTTTCCGAGCCTGCACCGGTTATTGAAGAAGTCAGAGAAACTCTTGCCGAACCTATAACAACTCTCGAAGAAGTCAGAGAAACTTCCCAAATTAACATCAACGACTTGAAAGTGTACTTTGCGGATTTTGTCATAGACGAATGCAGACGTGAGGAAGTTCCGGGTGTAGTGGAGCTTGTCGGAGCATATCTCAAATATCTTGAAAAAAAGGTGAACAGCAATGAATGACGGTAAAAAAATATCCCCTATCGGTATTGGCGTACCGACAAGGGAAACTGAAAACAATTCCAACAACAGTATAACCGATAATTCCGAAAATATCAAGAGATAACAAAAAAATATTTTTTCCGAAAGGCTGAAAATTTCGATTTTAACAAGTCGATTTTGTTCAGCCTTTTAGGGCATATATGAAAAATTTTAAAAGGAGATGCTGCAAATGGCAGAAATGGTATTAAGCGACAAGAAAAAACAGGCTATTGAACTGAATGAGCAAATCATATTCAAAGCCCAGCTTGCACAGAAAAATCTTTATGATATGTGTGTCATGCTCAAACAAATGCGTGATGAAAAGCTTTACAGAGAACTCGGACATGCAACATTTGAAGAATACTGCGAGAATGAAATTGGTTTTAGCAGAGAGCAAGGAAGAAAATATATTTCTATTATTGAAAATAAAAATGCCAACTCGAGTTGGCATTTAGGAGTAACAAAACTTTATCTTCTTTCTACTCTTTCGGAAAGTCAGCAGGAAGAAATTCAGCAGAATGTCAATCTTGAAGAAACAAGTGTCCGTCAGCTGAAAGCTGAAATTGAAAGACTGAAAGAACAGAGCAAGAAAAACGAACGTGAGCTGTCAGAGGAAAACCATGAATTGAATTGCAGGTGTAATTCTCTTGTTGCTGAGATGAATCAGTTAAAAGATGACAACGACAAAATCAGGTCTGCAAAGATAAGCGTTGAAAGTGACTTGCTGTCGGTGAAGTCCGATAACCGTTCACTCCGTCACTGTCTGATTGAAGCAAACAAGAATCTTGACGAAGCGAATGAAAAAATAAAAGAACTTGAAAGCCGTCCTGTTGAAGTGGCGGTTGTTGAGGACAAGGATGCACAGGCACAAATTAAACAGTTAAGCCGTGAACTGTCCGAAGCTGACCAGAACCATGTCAATGAAGTGCAGAAAATCAGACGTGAGTATCAGAATCAGATAAATGAATTAAGCCGACAGCTTACAGAAATGACCGAACAGGCAGAAAATCAGAGTGTCATTGAAACAGTCGACAATACAGCGGTTTTTGATGCGTATTACAAGATGATTGATAAAATTATCTACAGCATGGAAATTCATATTGCGAGCGACATTGATGTCGGTAACAAAATGATTTATAACCATCAAATAAATGAATTAATAAGGAGATTGGAAAAATGTTTGAAAAAGTAACAAGAAAAAAAGCTAAATTAAGAATGGCATTAACAGGTGTCAGCGGCTCGGGAAAAACTCTTTCGGCACTTTACATAGCTTACGGCATAACGGGCGATTGGAATAAAATTGCCTTGATTGATACCGAACATGAAAGAGCAAGATTTTATGCAGACCGTTCGGATTTGGGAACGGGTGAATTTCTGTATGCACCTTTTGAACCGCCTTATTCCCCGATGCGTTACAAGGAATATGTCTTGCAGGCGGCTTTGGCGGTAGGTTCTGACGGTGTTGTTATCGTGGACAGCTTTACACACGCATGGAACAATGAGGGCGGTGTTCTTGACATTAAAGAGCAGATTTCCAAGCAGTCGGGCAAAAATTCCTATACAGCGTGGTTTGAGGCAGGCAAAGAACAAAATAATCTTGTCAATACGATACTTGCCGTTGACTGTCACACAATCGTTACAATGCGTTCCAAGATGGATTACGCCATGCAGGAGAATGACAAAGGCAAAATGCAGCCTGTCAAAATGGGACTTGCCCCCATTCAGCGTGAGGACACTGAATATGAATTTGATATAGTCTTGGACATTGCAAGAAATCATGTTGCAACAGCGTCAAAGGACACAACTTTTCTTGACAAATTCGGTGCAGTGATTACACCTGAATTGGGTGTGCAGCTGAAAGAATGGCTTGACAACGGAGTTGAGCCGGACAGATGTGAAACGTGTGGAAAAGTCATTCTCGCCAAGAATGGTAAAAGCGTACAGAATATTATTGAAGCAAGCATGAAATATTTGAATAAAAAGTGCTGTTATGACTGTTTTGCAAAGGAATACAGAGAGATGAAACAAAATGCAACTTCGTGAATATCAGATTGATTTAATACAAAATGTCAGAAATTCCTATAAGCATGGCAAAAAAGCCCCTTGCATTGTACTTCCCTGCGGTGGTGGAAAGAGCGTAATTACTGCCGAAATGGCGAAAAGAACGACTGAAAAGGGCAACAGAGTTTTATTTATCGTTCATAGAAAAGAACTTTGTGACCAAATAAGAAATACATTCAGCCGTTGGGGTGTTGACATGAATCTATGTCAGATAGGCATGGTTCAGACGGTGTGCAGACATTTGGATAAAATGCCTGCACCGTCCCTGATAATTACCGATGAAAACCATCACTCGAAAGCCAATTCATACATGAAGATATATAAAGCGTTTCCGAACGCTTACAGGATTGGAGTAACGGCTACTCCCGTAAGGCTTGACGGTTCGGGCTTAAAAGATGTCAATGATGATATTATCATCGGAGTTAGTGCGAAATGGCTTATTGACCATAAATATCTTTCTCCGTATGAATATTTTGCTCCAAAACTCTTTGATATTGAGAGTGAAAATGTTGATGAAAACAACGGAGATTACAGCGGTGATGATGTTGGAAAAAAGATGATTACAAAGAGGATTTTCGGTGATGTAATCGGACATTACCGACAGCTTGCAGACGGAAAACAAACTATATGCTATTGTCCGTCGATCAAGATGTCAACGGTCATGGCGGAAAATTTCATTGAAAACGGCATTACAGCGGCACATATTGACGGTGAAACTCCCAAGAATGAACGTGATGCAATCATAGAAAAATTTCGCAAAGGTGAAATTAAAATTCTCTGCAACGTGGATTTGATTTCAGAGGGATTTGATGTTCCTGATTGTGAATGTGCAATTTTGCTCAGACCGACAAAAAGTTTAACTCTTTACATACAGCAGTCCATGAGATGTATGCGGTACAAGTCGAACAAAACGGCGGTCATCATTGACCATGTGGGAAACTATGTAAGATTTGGACTTCCCGATGCAGACCGTCAATGGACATTGAATGGCAAGGAAAACGATATTTTTACACAAATGATAACTTGCGAATTCTGCTTTGATGTATTCCACAAATTCAAAAAAGATGTGAATGGCAAAAAGTTACTTAATATTGCCTGTCCCCATTGTAAAAATCTGATTTCGGTAAAATGTCAGAATAAAGAGTGTGGAAAGATGTTTGCCAAATACAAGAACGAAAAAGGTGAATTGAATGAATTCTGTCCGTTTTGTAATACAGCAATTATGAAGTCGAAAAAAGAAAGTAAAACTGAGTATCTGCAAAGCTATGAATTACAGAAAATTACCGAATTTGAAGTAGAATATGATGATCCACGCTATTGTAACAGCTATCAGGAGCTTATTGAATATGCCAAAAAGCACCATTACAAAAAAGGCTGGGCGTGGTATCAAGCGAAAAATCGGGGGTTAATATGACAGAGGAACACAAAATTATGAATGAGATACGTTTAGGTGTTGCCGACGAATGCGTGACATTCAGGGCGAATGTCGGCAAAGGCTACACCAAAGACGGCAGATATTTTGATACAGGCTTACCCGTTGGATTTTCGGATTTATTCGGAGTTCGCAAGTCTGACGGCAAAGCGGTATTTATCGAAGTGAAAACCAAAAAAGGCAAGATATCCGAAAATCAAGAAAAATTTATCAACGCCATGCAGGAAAACAACGCTGTTGCAGGAGTTTGCAGAAGCGTTGATGATGCTAAAAAATTAATTAAAGGAGATTAAAAAAATGTTTGATGTAAATTATGAAAATGAAAGTTTGTTGCCCGAAGGAGATTATGAATGTATCGTGAAGGGTGCATTTGTTGCGGCAACTAACGGATATACTCCGAGAGAATATTTCTCAGTGAGATTAGTTGTCAGAAATGACGTTTCGCAAAGCTATCAGAATAAGATTATCTTTCACTCAATTTGGAGAAGAAACGAGGATAAGCAGACAGAAGATGACCGTAAAATAGGCGGATTTTCGTACAAGCAGATAATGAATTTGTGTAAAAGCACAGGCGTGACGAGAGGGAAGAATTTCAAAGATTTGAATGAGTTGGGCGAGTTCATAACAGGAAAATGCTGTCTGGTGCATATCGTTCATGATACATGGCAGGGCAAAACAAGTGCGAAAGTCGCATGGGTGAATGAAACAAAATATCCGAATTGCACCCATAAATTCCCTGAAAAGTCCAATGTACAGCCGACAAGTGCCGCTGCCGTTGCGAAGATTGAAACACCAACAGATGAGGATTTACCATTCTAAAAAATCAAATCTCAATTTCGGGATTTTGAAAGGAGCTTATTACTATGAATAATCTTAAAAATACAAGGCAATGGATTTGTCATCTGAACAAGATCCCGAAATCTCCGCTGTATAACGGTAATGCTAATCCGACTGATCCTGATACTTGGGGTACATATGACCAAGCTGTAAGTGCCTGTAAGCAATATGGCTACAGCGGAATAGGCTTTGTGTTTACAGCGGAAAGTGAGTATTGTGGCATTGACATTGACCATTGCATAGATGAAAGCGGAGAAATCAACAAAGATGCACTTGATATTATTTCTACAATGGACAGCTATGCGGAGATTTCACCAAGCGGAACAGGTGTACATATCATCTACAAGGGCAAAGTCCATGATGATTGGAAGAAGAAAAAGACCAATGCTCTCGGTGAAGGCGTACATTTGGAAATGTATCAGAAGGACAGGTATTTCACCGTCACTGAAAACAGATTCAATACGTCAGACGTAAATGAACGTGAAAAATATGCCGAATTGATTTATAAGGCATATATGCAAGCCGTTGAAAAGCCGAAATCAGCGGAAAATCCCCCGAAAACGCCTGTAAAACATCTCACTCTGACCGACAGGGATATTATCGACAAAGCTATGAACAGCAACAGCGGCATGAAATTTGCGAAGCTGTTCAATGGTGATACATCAGATTACGACAATGACGATAGCAGGGCTGATTTAGCCTTGTGCAGTCATCTTGCATTCTGGTGTCAGAAGGATATGGATATGATGGACAGGATATTCCGACAGTCAGGTCTGATGCGTTCCAAGTGGGACGAAAAGCATGGTCGTGATACTTACGGAAATATAACTCTCCAAAAAGCCGTTGACGGCTGTACAAACACATATTCCCCGACAGTACCCAAAGATGACGAATTTTTTGTTAATTTTGAGAGTAAGCCGAAAGCTAATCAAACGAAGCTGTATTCGCTTGACGATACAGGCAATGCAGAACGAATGTCAGATATGTTCGGTGAAGCAATCAGATATAATTACACTGACAAGCGGTGGATGCTGTACAATAAAAACAAGTGGATATATGATGATTCAGGTTATATAGGTAAATTCATTGACAAGTCAATTGAAGCTATGAAACAAGAAAAAGATTGGTATATACAGCAGGATAAGGAAAACAATGATGAAAATCAAACTCGGTTTAAAACATGGGAAAAGCACTATAAAAAATCAAGGAGCAACAGTGCCAAGACAGCTCTCGACAAGGAAGTCAGGCATTACGTTCCTGTTACCCCGAATCTTCTCGACAGACACAAGATGCTTTTGAATACCCCGACAGGTGTCATTGATCTGAATGATTTTTCGGTGAGAAAAGCCACTCCAAAGGATTATTTTACAAAGTCAGTAACAGCGAACTTTGACAAGTCGGCAAAATGCCCTTTGTGGGATAAGTTTCTTGAAACGATATTCAACGGTGACAAGGATTTGATAAGATATGTTCAAAAAGCCGTTGGATATTCTCTTACAGGTTCGACAGCGGAACAATGTGCATTTTTCCTCTATGGAACGGGCAGGAACGGTAAATCAACTTTCATAGATGTTTTGAGAGAACTTTTCGGGGACTATGCAAGGAACATTCAGCCTGAAACGATAATGATAAAAAATAATAACGGCATAAACAGCGATATTGCGAGATTAAAGGGTGCAAGATTGGTTACAACGGTTGAGCCGAATGAGGGCTTGAAGCTGAATGAGGGACTTCTGAAACAGCTTACAGGCGGAGATATAATTACAGCCCGAAAGCTGTATGCAGAGGAATTTGAATTTAAAGCTGAGTTTAAGTTATGGATGGCAACGAACCATAAGCCGATAATCAGAGGAACGGATTTAGGAATATGGCGTAGAGTACACATGATACCGTTCACTGTCGTAATACCTGAAAATGAAGTGGATAAGCAGTTGACGGAAAAGCTGATGCAGGAGCTTGACGGAATATTCGTGTGGGCTTTAAGGGGCTTGGCAATGTATAATAAAGAAGGTTTAGAGATGCCTTCAGCGGTACGTCAGGCTGTAGACGAGTACAAAAAAGAGATGGATGTTGTATCGAGATTTCTTGATGAATGTACGGAAAAGGCATTTGCAAAGTCGGTCAAGGCTGGGGATTTATTTAAAGCATATGTAGAATGGTGCGATACAAACAGCGAATACAAAATGTCCAACACTAAATTCGGAAAAGAAATTACACAAAAATATGAAAAGATAAAAAAGCGTGACAGTTATTATTATATGGGATTACAGTTTATAGGAGAATGGTCACAGAAATATGATTATCATGTAAATATCGGCAACGGTAGTTAATGTGGTGGGTTACTTTGAACATTTTTTCAAAGGAAAAACAATTGTGTGGTGGGTGTGGTGGGTTATATATACCTTTCGCATAAAAAATAAAAATCAAAAAAATATAGAAAAAGTATGATAAGTGCCACCACACCCACCACAGTTCTTTTAAAGAAAAATAAAGGAGATGCTAAAAATGGAATTGATAGGCGGAATGATACTCGGCGGAGTGATAGCATTCTTTGCAATGGTACTTTGTTCATCAGAAAAGGACGATGACAAATGAGCGGTAGACCGGCAACGCAAATTGAAATTAACGGTGTATCGCATACTTTCAGGGAATGGGTGGAAATATCCGGTGTGCCGTATGAAACAATTAAAACTCGATACTACTGTCATCATAAAGGAGGGAATGAGTTGTTGATACCTGTCAGAACTAAAAATCCCGTACAAGTCACGATTAACGGCGAAACTCACACATTATCTGAGTGGGCGAAAATTGCGGGTTTACTCAGAAGCGTTATTTATAAGCGATATTACAGCTACGGAAAAAGAGGAGCTGCACTTATAAAGCCTGTAAAGCTCGAAAAGCGTGTCACGATTGAAAATAAGAGTTATACGTTCAGAGAATTAAGCGAAATTACAGGAATTTCTCCGAGTACTCTCCGTAACCGATATATGAACGGCAAAAGAGGGACTGAATTGCTGAAACCGCTGAGCTTTGAAAGGGAACTGGAAATTGAAGTAAACGGCGAACTCCACACCTTTAAAGAGTGGTCACAGATAACGGGCATATCGGTTATAACATTGCGTTATAGATACAGCAAAGGTGTAACAGCAGAAGAATTTTTGAAACCAGTAAGAAAGGGTGATAAGCGATGACGACTGAAGAAAGTAAAATCAAAATTCCCAAGAACAGAGTATTGAGTGAAAAAAGAAGCGGAAAGCAAGTTGTTTCAATCCATAGAAAATATGTGAGCTCGTTAAACCAAATTTGCAGTCTTGACAGCAACTATGAATACAACTATGCCTTGTATCTCGATTATCTGTATGATAGCGGACAAATTGCAGGTTGGATAAGAAATACGACAAGATTCGGATTTTCAGAGGAAGTCGAAACAAGGGGCAGAAAACAGCAGTCTTACAGACCCGATTTTATCGTATTCCACAAAGACGGCACTTATGAAATACATGAAGTCAAAGGTTGGATGAATGAACGCAGTGAAATTGTCCTTGAACAGTTTGCAAAAGACTACTCAGGGCTTAAAGTTGTAATTATCGGAAAAGATGAAATGCTATCGTTACAGCAGCAATTCAAAGATAAACTTTGGGGTTGGGTGATAATAAAATGAGCAAAGATTATAATTTGAAAGCTATCAGGCAGGACTTTAAAAGCAAGGGCATTTTCTATACCACAAAAGAGCTTGCACTGTATCTGAAAAGTTTTCTTCCCGATGATGTCAAAGAAATTTATGATCCAACGTGCGGGAACGGCGGTTTATTGAGTGTATTTGGTGATGACGTTCAAAAATACGGTCAGGATATCAATGCCGAACAGGTACAGACGGCAAGAGAAAATTTGATGAATTTTCATGGTGTTGTCGGTGATACGCTTGCCGAACCTGCATTTATGGACAGAAAATTCAAGTACATAATCGCAAATCCCCCTTTTTCCATCAAGTGGGAACAAAAGAGTGATGAACGCTTTGAAAATTATCCTTGCTTGCCCCCAAAGAGTAAAGCGGATTATGCTTTTATCGCTCATATCCTGCATTGTCTGACTGATGACGGCACGGCGGTTGTACTGAACTTCCCCGGCATTCTCTATCGGGGACAGTCAGAGGGCAAAATCAGGCAGTATCTGATTGAACAAAATCTGATAGATACGGTCATAGCGGTTGATGGCGGTCACTTTGTCGATACAAAAATAGCAACTGCGGTTTTGATTTTCAAAAAAAACAAGACTTCAACAGGCATAAAATTCATTCATAATGATAAAGAAATCACCGTTCCTATTGAACAGATTGCCGAAAACAGCTATAACTTGTCAGTAAGCAGTTACATTGACGAAACACCGCCCCGAGAGGAAATTGACGGAGAAAAGATAAATTCCGATGTTAGACAGTCAACTTTACAGCTTTTGCAGTCTACACTCAAAATGGAAAAAATGGTGTGTGACTTGTCGGGAAAGTCCGTCAAGCCGTTTATAAATGATTTGCGAAAGGTGATTGATGACTTTGAGGAGGGAATAACAGATGAGTGAGATAATCGAAATGCCCTACGGCAACGGAAAATCTCTTGCATTGGAGTTCATCAAGAATTATTCGGAAGTACAGCTTGATGTGGAGATTGAGAAACAGGAGAGCGAAGATGATGGAACAGCTTAAACCTTGCCCGTTTTGCCGCAGATTTAAAATACAGCCGTTTTCAGAGCGTTTTTGGCAAAGGGGTATTAACTATACTCCTGAGCCATTTGACACGCCACAGCGTTAAAATTAGAGGTATTACAGACGATTTTAAAAACAAGTACAAAGAGGTGCAAAAAAATTGACGGCAAAGGAATATCTGAAAAGCATAAAATATCTTGATAATGCGATAAATGCAAAACAGGCAGAACTTGACAGACTCAGGCATGATGCGGAGAGTATCAGGGGCATTGCGTATGATAAAGACAAAGTGCAGACTTCCAACAGTTCCGACAGCATGAAGATTGTTGACAAGATTATTGAATTGTCCAATGAGATTAACCAAGAAATAGACAGGCTCGTTGATCTGAAAGCAGAAGCTCATACAAAGATAGAAAAGGTCTGCAACAGGAAGTTTATTTCTTTGCTGACTGACATCTACATAAACGGATATACTCTTGAACAGGTTGCGGAAAATGCAGATAAAACATATATGACAATATGTCGCTGGCATGGTCAGGCACTTAATATTTTTCGTAAAGAGAACAATATGTCATAATGCACAAAAATATTTCTGAAATTTTGACATCAAATGTTATACTATGTTATATTCAAAAGTGCTAAAATGGTATTGTAGACGTTTGGATAAAGTCCTCTTTGATAAAAATATTTGACACATAAAGCCGATTCCTAATCAGGAATTGGCTTTTATGTTTGGTGATTTGATATGAGAAAAAGCTGTATATACTGCGGAAAGTCGCATGAATACAATGAAGAATGCCCTAAACGTGCGGAATACAAAAATAAATATACAAGAGATTACAAGCGTGACAGCGTTGCGGATAAATTTAGGAATACTCGTATCTGGCGAGAAAAACGCAGTCAAATTCAAAGACGGGATTTGTATATGTGCAGATATTGTTTTTGCGTTGAGAGAAAAATAACAACGTCTGACCTGTCTGTACATCACATTATTCCGATAGAAAAAAATTATGATATTCGTCTTGATGACAATAATTTGATAACCTTGTGCAGATATCACCATGAACAAGCTGAAAAGGGACTTATCAAAGCCGATACTTTGAGAGAGATTCTTTCGCAGCCAATCAAAATATAGCCCCCCCGCACCCTCAAAAGTGAAATTTCAGGATGCAGGGACATCGTACAGTAGGGGGAATATTTGCAAATTTTTCCCAAAATGAAGTTTTCGGAGGTGAGAACATGGCAAGACCTGCTAAACCTATTGAATTACAGACACGGCACAATACCAAAGCGGATAAAAATGCACGTCAGCAGGTACAGGATTACCTTAAAGGCGACGTGGAATACGTTGCACCGCCTTATCCGCTGACAGACAGCCAATTATTGATTTTCTGCAAGATAAGGGACGTTTATCAGAATGTGGATTTGTTGGGAGAACTTGACTGCTATGTTCTTGCAGAATGTGCCGTTGTCATTGACCGTCTTCAACAACTTGAAATGATGATTAATGACAATCCCGAACTCCTCACCGACAAGGATATTATGTCGATTCGCAAAGGCTATACTCAGGATTATTACCGTCTTTGCAATGAATTAGGCTTATCTCCTCAAGCTCGTGCAAAACTCGGCAGTCTTTCACTTCAAAAAGATAAGCAAAACAATGATATTCTCCTGAATATCCTGAAAGGCGGTGCATAACTGTTTGAACAAAGACATTGAATATGTGAATGGTGTTCTTGACGGAAAAATCAATGCTCCGCTGTATGTCAAAAAACAATGTGCCGTTTACAAGCATATCTTTGACAATGCAGATGATACTTACTGTATCAATCTTTCAAAAAGAAATCTCATTATTGAAATAACTAAATTATTATACATTCCTCATGGTTTTTCCGCAGGCAAAACAGTCTTTGATACCCTTGTCGGTTTTCAATGGCTATTTATTTTTGCTGTTCTGACTGTCGTTTATCGCTCTGATACAGAAAAGAGACGTTTTCAAACAGGTGTTCTCGAAATTTGCAGAAAAAACGGAAAAACTTTCCTTGTCGCTGTAATTTTCCTGATACTCTTTCTGACAGAACCTCGATATTCAAAATTTTACTCTGTCGCTCCTGATGGCACACTTTCAAAAATGATCCAAGAACAAATTCGTGAAATTATCGGCTGTTCCCCTGCTCTCCAAGATAAATTCAAGATTCGCCGTGACGACATTCTCTGCTTCATAAACAACAATGATTATTTTCCTCTTGCGTTCTCGACTTCAAGAATGGACGGCAGACTTCCAACAGCTTTTGTCGCTGATGAGGTCGGGGCTTTGACGACAATCTATCCCGTTGAAGCTATGAAATCAGGACAGATTAACATCAAAAACAAACTCGGCTGTATTATCTCAACAAAATATCCCTCTATCGACAATCCTTTTGAAGATATTGTCGATAAATCCAAAAAAATTCTTGACGGAATCGTCCATGACGATACCGTTTTTTCTTTGCTCTATGAGCCTGATTCAACTAAACACTGGGAAACTGACAACAATATCCTTGAACAATCAAATCCCCTTGCTCTCGAAATACCTGAAATTATGGACGATTTACTCAAAAAAAGACAAGACGCTATCATTATGGATTCGGCAAGGGAAAATTTCCTCACGAAACACTGCAACGTCATCTACAAGGGTATGGGTACGGAAAATTACGTTGCTGTTGATGACGTTATCCAATGTCGTGCCGCTGATGCAATAGATTGGTCGGGCAAAACCGTCTATCTCGGCGTTGATCTCTCTGAAACAACTGACAACACCGCCGTTGCAATGGTCGCACTCTCAGATGACGGAATTAAAATTCTTGCCAATGTAATGTGCTTTATCCCTGCCGACAGAGTTGACGAAAAATCTCTCGCCGAAAAAGTCGATTATCAGAAATTTATCGAATCAGGTTTTGTTATTCCCTGCGGTAGTCGTGTCATTGATTATTCTGTCGTGGAAGATTACGTCTTTCAGCTTGAAGACAAATTCGGCTGCAAAATTGCCGGTATCGGCTTTGACAGATACAACGCTATTTCCTCAGCACAAAAATGGGACAAGCTCTATGTCACTGAAGAAGTCAAGCAACATTCCTCTGTCCTGCATCCTGCTACGAAGCTGCTCAAAGAGAAAATCCTAAAAAAAGAATTTCTCTATGAACCAAACAAATTGCTCGAAATCAATTTCCAGAATGCAAGATGTCAATACGACACCAACAAAAATATGTATGTCACAAAAAGACGCTCTCACGGAAAAGTTGACATGGTTGTAGCTCTGATCAATGCCATTCATCTTCTCAATCAATATGAAGTCCTCGACAATGAGCCTATCTCTTGGGGCATTATTTCTCTGAATTAGGTGGTGATAATTTGAATTTTTTTAAAAATCTTTTCAGAAAAAAAGAATACAGAACTGTTGAAACTGTCGAAGTTGACGAACACTTACGGCAAGTTATGGGGCTTGTCACCGATACTCAAACGGCTCTTAATATCCCTGCCGTTTCGGCTTGCGTTGACTTCATCTCAAACAAAATTGCTGAACTCCCCATAAAATTATATCGTGAATCTGACGGGAAAACTACTGAAATTACACACGATTTTCGCTTATCTCTCCTCAATGACAGTACAGGCGACTTACTCGACACTTATCAAATGAAATCTGCTTTTGTACGGGATTATTTGTTACATGGTGCGGGATATATCTTCCCCGAAAGAAACAAAAATGAATTTGTTTCGCTCCGCTATATCGCAAACGAGAATGTTACCGTCACCAAAAATTACGATCCTATCTACAAATTAGCCCGTTACCAAATCGGTACACGGACTTTTTTTGATGATGAAATTATGCGTATCTGCCGAAATACAAAAGACGGTGTTACGGGTGTCGGAATTATCCAAGAACACGCCGATATTCTCAATGCTGCTTACAAGCAAATTGTCTATGAACGCTATCTCGTGGAACGTGGCGGCAACAAAAAAGGCTTTATCCAAGTTGATGACAGAGTTACTCAGGAAGTCCTTGACGACCTCAAAGAAAAATGGCAAACGCTTTATTCTTCCGACAACTCAAACATGATGGTCTTGAACAAGGGACTGAAATTTGTCGAAAGCTCCAACACTTCCGTTGAAATGCAGCTGAACGAATCAAAAGACACAAACAATGAATTGATTTGTCAGATGTTCGGTTTATCTTCCAAAGTCATCAGCGGAACGGCTTCCGATGAAGAATACATCTCCGCTATCAAAACCGCTGTCATGCCTATTGTGGCGGCAATTCAGACCGCTCTCAACAAATCTCTGCTTTTGTGGGCAGAAAAATCAGACCATTACTTTATCCTCGACACCAAAGAGTTATTAAAAGGCGACATTCTCAAACGCTATCAGGCTTATCAAATCGCTCTCCATGAGGGATTTTTGCAGGTCGATGAAGTCCGTTATGAAGAAGACCGTGAGCCGTTCAATCTGAATTGGATAAAACTCGGCTTGCAAGATGTCTTATTCGACACCAAAAACCACACGATTTACACTCCGAATACAAATCAGACCGTTAAATTCGGTGAGTTTTCCATTGACAAGCAAGATGACAGTGGTATAATGGAAACAAGATACAATAGAAACTGATTAAAGAAAGGTGATTTTATATGAGTAACAGTTTAATAGTTGTCCCTATTAACCAACAAGGCATAACAGACTATGAAACAAATATTGCCAATAGAAATAATTTGGCAGAGTTTGATTTGCCCGAAAATGAAATAAATTTTCTGTTTGATGAAGGCATAGTTGATGTTTTGAATGATACTTTCGGTATATGGATAGACGAATATGAAGAAGAAGTTATTGGAAATCAATTCTTGAAAGAAACCGAAAAAATCGTTGCAGAACATAAAGACAAAATACCTGTTTTTTATAGTGCCTTACAATTAGCAATAGAAAAAGATACCGAAATATGCCTTGAACTATAACCAAAAACGCTGCTGAATGGAAGTGAAAACACTGTTTTTTGTTTCCAAATGGAAATTTGACAGTTGCTCTATTTTTGAAAACTGTTGGCAGAAATTGAAATGAATTTAAAATTGAATTTGAAAAACTTGCACTTTGCTATAAGCAGGGTGCTTTTTTGTTGCCCGAAAGGAGAAAAAAACATGGCTATTCCACCAACATGGATAAAAATTAATGGTGAAAAACTTACTATCGAACAGTGTGCGAAAAAATTCGGTATCAGCGAAACAAAAGTAAAAGAAGTACATGATCGTTGGCATGGAAAATGGATATATGCACCAAAGGAGAAAAAATATGAGTAAAGAAATTGCCTGTTATTCACTCGATATTCCTACCGATGAATTTTTTGACGATATGAGCTTTGTGCCGAACTATGAGAAACTTAAATTGTTTGATGATTTGAAAGGCTTTCTTGGTGTCAATATCGACTATCGACACAATATCATTCATCATCTTTTCGATACACCAAAACACAGAAATCAGGCTTATCAGAAAGTAAAAAGCCATTTCCATTACTGTGCTGTTAATCTTCAAACCGCTTATGTCGATAAAAAATATCTCAAAAAGTAGGTGAAATTATGAACTTGTCAGAAATTATGATATTCAGTATGTTCGCTCTCGGCGGATATTACGAACTTGAAGGAGGTGATTAGTATGTTGAATTTTGAAATCAGAAGTGCAGATAAAGCTGTTATCAGCGGCTATGTTAATGCCGTTGAAAGAGAATCAAGAGTTTTGCACCGTGTCGGCGGTCTGCCTTTTAAAGAAATTGTCCGTCAAGGTACTTTCGCAAAAGCTCTCCAAAACGGCAACACCGTGCAGCTTATGCTTAACCATGAACGCACTATCTGCGACACAAACAGCGGCTTGGAACTCCGTGAGGATAATATCGGGCTTTTTGCAAAAGCCGTTATCTCCGACAAGGAAGTTATCTCCGCTGCAAAAAACGGTAAACTGACAGGCTGGTCTTTCGGCTTCAAGTGCAAAAAAGACACTTGGAACGATACGGGCGAAATTCGCACGCTTGAAGAAATCGAACTTGATGAAGTGAGTATTCTCACAAAAACACCTGCTTACACAGCTACTTCAATCGAACTCCGTGACGGTGACCTCCTCCGTGAATGCCGCTTTGAAAACAATATTACCGTTGAAAAAACTGTTGAATCTGCGGAAAATTCCCGTTTCCAACAGCACAAAAAATATTTTGAATTTTTGAAAGGAAGTATTTACAATGACTAAACTTCAGGAAAAAAGAAACACACTTTATGCGGAACTCTCCACGCTCTTTGAAAAAGCTGAAAATGAATCTCGCTCTTTCAATGACGAGGAGGAAACAAAATTCACTTCTCTCTCTAAGGAAATTTCCGCTCTCGACAAGCAGATTAAAAGAGAAACCGAACACAGAAATCTTGAACTCAACAAGCCTGCCGACACTTCTCCCACGGAAGAACAGGAAATTCGCTCTTTTGAACTCTACCTCAAAAGTCAAGTCACAGGCGACAAATCCCTTGAAACTCGTGCAAACATGGTTTACGGTGACAACGGTGCAGTTATCCCGAAAACTATCGTGAATAAAATTATCGACACTGTACAGAATATTGCTCCGATATTTGCCCGTGCAACGAAATACTATCTCAAAGGTGATATTTCCATTCCCTATGTGAATACCGGTTCAGGCGATATTACAGTTGCATTTGCAAGCGAATTTTCAAGCCTTACTGCCTCTACCGTCAAAATTTCCGCTATTGAGTTGAAAGGCTTTTTGGCAGCGGCTCTTGTTGTTGTATCGAGAAAACTCATCAACAACAGTCAGTTTGACATAGTTTCCTTTGTCGTAAACAGAATGGCTCAGAAAATCGCTATTTTTATCGAAAATTATCTCATAAACGGCGGTACTTCCTCAACTCTCGGCGGTACTTCCAGCGGCTTGAAACAGTCTGTCACACAGGCTGTCAATATTACAGCGGGCGGTTCTCTTACAGCTGATTATCTGATTGACGTGCAGGACACTATCCCCGACGTGTATCAGGCTAACGCTTGTTGGATTATGCACCCACAGACTCGCACACTTGTACGCAAACTTAAAGACGGTCAGAGCAACTATCTCCTTGTCAAAGATTTTTCATCACCCACCGGCTACACGCTTCTCGGCAAACCTGTTTACATCTCCGACAACATGACTTCATTTTCATCAGCAACTGCCGGCAAGGATTTCCTTTATTATGGCGACTTCTCCGGACTTGCCGTTAAAATTGCCGAAGATCCCAACATTCAAGTCCTCAATGAAACTTATGCTACTCAACACGGTGTCGGCTTTGTCCTTTGGATGGAAATTGACAACACCGTTGAAAATCCTCAAAAAATCGTCAAAGGTTCTATCGTTGCGGCAGGCTGATGGCTATGACTGTTTCTGAAATTACTATCGATTTTGTAAAGGATTGGCTGGGCATTTCTGACGGTGATGAAACTGCCCTCAATGCCTGTCTGACAGCCGCTAAAAAAAATGCCATGAATTATTCAGGGCTTACTGCCGCTGAGCTTGATGAACATGAGGATATTACATTCGCTGTCCTCGGTATCGTCAACGATCTTTACACAAGCAATCGTCCCGATACTGCTCAAGCTGCTATGAATACCATGTCGGCTAAAATCCTCAATATGTATTCCAAAAACCTTTTGTGAGGTGACGGCATGAAAAGAGTTTTATTCAACAAATCCCTTACTCTCGTAAAAGTCGTTGAGGGTTACGGATATTCAAACCAAAATACCGAAACGTCCCTGAATGTCAAAGGTGATATTTCCTTGCCGTCGCTTACTCTCAAAACATCTGTTGAGGGTGTCGGCAGGAAAATTGACCTCACTGCACAAGTCTGGAAGCGTGACTTCGACAAAGACCAATTCACCCACCTTGACTATGACGGTACTCGTTACCGCATTGACAACATTTCTACCGGCTTGAATGATTTGATTGTCAAACTTTCGCTTGAAAGAGGGTGACAGTATGGCAGATGAAACTTTTTCTATGGATTTGCCCGATATTCAGGAATTTATCAAAACTCTTGACTTGATGGACGAAAACATTAACAAGGCTGTCCGTGACGGACTGCACAAAGGGGCTGACATTATTCTTGCAGAACAGAAAAGACTTGCTCCCTATAATCTTTCTCGTTACATTGACAAAAGTGATATTTACGTCACTAAAAAAGGTGTTTTAGGTATTGCTATCGGATATATGATAGAAGATGATAACATCAATGTTTTCGCTGTTGGAAATATGTTTGAATTTGGCAGACCGGGTAACAGCAGTACTTTCAGAAAAAACAAGTACCGATATTATCACCGTTACAGCAAAAGGCGTGCAAAAAAAACAGGTGGTAGCGGTCTTGAAGTATTTAAGGGACTGAAAGGTACAATTCAGCCTATTCCTCATATCAGACGTGCTTTTAATAATAAAATTGATGAAGCAGTTCAAACCGTAATAGATTATGTCAACGCTGAAATTGAAAAACTTGGTGATTAAAAAATGAATATTTATAAAAAAATTGACGGTATCCAAATGAATATTTATGAAAAAATTGACGGTATCCTCGAATCTCTCGAAATACCGTTTTATTCTTCCATGCCCGAATTTGCAAGAGAACCGCCCGACCTTTTTATTACTTACAACTTCTACAACAAGCCCTCTTTTTTCGGTGACGGTGACGAAATTGCATCTCGCTTCTTCGTCACTTTCGGCATTTTCGGCAAAGACAACTCGCAAGTAAACAACTTGTATGAAACTCTCAAAACTTTACTCAAAAACAGCGGTTTTACTCGCTCGGGAACTCTCTACACTTCTGACAACGATTTCCCGAAGTATTTTCGTATTTCCGCTGATTTTAACATTGATTTATGAAAGGAAAGATAAATATGGGTGACTACTCAGGTAAAACTAACATCAACGTACAGGAAATTACAATTATCCCTATCACAGATGAAGATGAAGGCACTTATGGTACTGCTTTGGATTTGACGGGCAGGGCGAGAAGTGCTTCTTATACTCCAAATGTCAAAGAAGCAAAACTCTACGGTGACGGCGAAGTGCAGGAAAAAGTTATTGACGCTACCGAAGGCTCTATTACTCTTGCTCTTAACTATCTTACCGACAGCGACAGGCAGACTCTTTTCGGTGAAACCGCTCAGAACGGCTCTAATGTCCTCACGGGCAGTGAACAGCCTGTTCCTTGTGTCGTTATCTTCAAATCTCTCTGCACAAAAGACGGCTCTGTCGCTAATCTTTACAAGTTCTTCAATGTCACTTTCAAGCCGAATGAGGAATCTATACAGCAAATTGAAGATGGTGTGACTTACTCTACCGTACAAATTCAGGGTGATTACCGCGTCAACAAGCACAACAAAAAACTCCTTGCTACACGTCGTCATGTCAATACTACCGCAACAGGTGCAAGTACCATTATTGACAGTTGGTTTTCAACCGCTGAATATACAGGACCTACTACACCGTAAATTATGCTGAAAGATTTAATTAAAAATTACAGCGTTCTGCACATAGGCAACAGGGAGTATCGTGTGCGGTTCTCCCTGAATGCACTTTTATGTCTTGAAGTGACATACAAGCCCCTTGCGGAAATTCTCAAAACCGACTGGAAAAACTGGTCTATTGATGACGTTCTCCACCTCTGCAACGCTGCTATGTGCGACAGGTCATGCAACAAAAAAGCCGTTAATTCACGGAATTTTCAAAGAGTTAAGCCGACTTTACAAGAACTTGGCGAAATTATCACAATCCCCGACCTCCCTCAGCTGAAACTTGAACTTATTACCGCTATTGCCGACAGTATGCCGAAAGTGCAGACCACTCAAAAACAACCCGAAAATCCGCTTGCGGAACTTCAACTCCGTGCTTTCTACTGCGACATTATGGGCAGACCTGAAAACGAATTATTTTCAAGCACTTACAAGGAGATAAACGACCGTACAGAAAATTATCTTGTTGCAAAAGGCTTGAAAAAGCCGCCGCAAATTATTCAACTTGATGACTGAGAGGTGATACTATGGCTGAAAAAGGCTTGACAGTCAGGCTTAAAACCGATAACTCCGGCTTTAAAAAGGGCATGGACGAAGTTATTGCCGAACTTGAAAAGTACAATAAGGCTCTCGTTGACAACCAATACAAACAACGAGAATGCAACAAGGTTATCAGTAATGCCCAAAAAGAAATTAAGGAACTTCATAAAGCCGAAAAAGAAAAAGGTCAGCTTGACGAAAATCAAAAGAAACGCTTACAGGAACTTACAAATACCATTGAGGAAGAAAAAGTTAAACTTTCCCAGCTCCGCACCGAACAGGCAAGTTTGAGAAATGTCATTTCACAGACAACTCAATCTCTTACCGATAACAACGATAAATGGACTGTCCTCAAAGGTACTCTTGCCAATCTTGCAAGCGATACCATCAAAAAACTTGCTTCCTCTCTCGCTAATATCGCTCGTGACGTTGTGCAGACGGGTGAACAATTCTCCGCTTCAATGTCAGAAGTCGGGGCAATTTCAGGGGCTACCGCCGAAGAATTATCCGAACTTGAACAAACTGCAAGACTTTACGGCTCTACAACAAAGTTTTCAGCGACAGAAGCCGCTGACGCTCTCAAATACATGGCTCTTGCCGGCTGGAACTCTCAACAGGCTATTGCAGGTCTGCCCGCTGTTCTCGATTTAGCCGCCGCTTCCGGTATGGACTTGGGACGTGCATCGGATATTGTTACCGACTACATTACCGCTTTCGGTTTAGCCGCTGAGGACAGTGCAAGATTTGTTGACATAATGTCTTACGCTATGTCCCACTCCAACACTACTACCGAAATGTTAGGTGAAGCCTATAAGAATTGTGCGGCTACCGCTAAATCTATGGGCTTTTCCGTTGAGGAAACTACTTCCGCTCTTATGACTATGGCTAATGCCGGTGTCAAGGGCGGTGAAGCCGGTACTACTCTTAACACTTTGATGACGAGATTAGCCACCAATACAAAAGGTTGTGCTGATGAACTTTCAAAATATGGTGTCGAGATTTATGATAGTCAAGGCAAAATGCACAGCTTGTCGGAGATAATGAGCGGTCTTATTTCCGCTTTTCAATCTCTTAATCAGCAGCAACAGGCGAATCTTTCAAAGATGATTGCAGGCACTAACCAATATTCAGGATTCCAAACTCTTATGCAGGGTATGTCAGAATCTGCAAAAGCTGCCGGTATGTCTTTTGAAGATTATACCGCCGCTCTCAAAGAATGCGACGGGGCAAGCTCTGACATGGCTAAAACTATGTCAAACAACCTTACGGGCGACTTGAAAACTTTGCAAAGTGCATTGGACGAACTGAAACTAAAACTCTTTGACAGTGCCGAAACTCCTTTAAGAAATATCGTGAAAACAATCACTGAAAAAGGTGTTCCTGCTCTTGAAACACTGATAAATCATCTGGATATTATTATTCCCGTTGTTGTTTCTGCGGCGGCAGCTATGGCAAGCTATAAAGCTACACTTGCCATAACGTCAATTATCAATGGAGTTAAATCAGGTCTTGCACAGCTTACGGCTGCTGAAGTGGCAGAAACTGCTGCAACAGAGGGTGCAACCGCTGCACATACAGGTCTTAATACGGTTATGGCGGCGAATCCTATCGGCTTACTTGTAGGTGCCATAGGCGGTTTGATTTCTCTGCTTGTAACATACTCATTAACTGCTGATAAAGCTAAAAAAGCTAATGATGAATTGAATCAATCTCTGAATTCATTAAATTCAGCAAAAGAAATGGCTGAAAACAGAATAAGCACTGCGGAAGGTGAAGCGGAACTGATAAATGTTCTTGGAAAGAGATATGATGAACTCCGTACCAAAGTTGATAAAACAAAAACAGATTATCAGGAATTGACATTGATTTCCGAACAGCTTGCGGAAAAACTCGATATTTCCACAGATGAAATCCGCACTCAGACAGGTGAATATAAAGACCTTTCCAAAGAAATCAAAAATGCTACTCAGCAAATGATTGAACAGGCGAAAATCAAGGCACTTGGGGACTTGATAACCGAAGCAACAAAAGCACGTTATCAGGCTCAGGAAGCATATAATAAACAGCTTAAAAAACTGATTGATGAGGGCATTTATTATTATGATGAAAGCGGAAAAGTGCAGATAGACAATTCTAAAATTACGACCAAAGAGTTACAAAATGAAGCTGCTGAACTTTATAATCTTTCCCAAATTTATCGTGAAGCAGATGAAATTGTCGAAAATTATTCTGCCGAGCTTGAAGAATTAAACAAAAAAATTGCTGGAAACAAGGCAAAATCGGAAGATGACGGAAAAGCGGTTGATGAAACATCTTCAAAAATCGAAACCGTCACCAAAAAGACAGAAACTCTTTCTGAAAAGTACAAACGTCTGAATGGACTGCTTGAAGAAAATCAAAAAGCCATAAAATCTGTGAATTACGAGATAGAACAGGCTATGGACAGCGGTGATGCGGAACATCTGAAAGAATTGCAGGATAAACTGAAAGACCTCAATTCCGAAAATACCACTCTGCAAAGCCGTATAAAAGCCGTAAAAGATGAAATTGAAAAAGATGCCAATGCGATTGCTGATGCTATCGAGAATGTAGAAAACTCAATGCAAATGCTGCAAAAGGCTGAAAAGGAAGTCACCGACAACGGCAACCTTTCACTAAACACGCTGAATTCCATTCAAAAGAAATATCCGGAACTTATCGGACTTGTAAACGATTATGTCAGCGGTGTAAAGACGGAGAAAGATGTTATCGCAGGCTTGAAAGAGGTCTATGAAAAGGACGTTGAAAATTATAATATGGCTCTCGCAGTCAAAAAACTGAAACAGAATGGTTTTACGGAAGATATTGCTAAATCTGTTGTTGACCTTGTAAATGAGCTTAAAGACGATTACGGAATAGATGTACAGAATTTTGCCAACGCCAATGAAGTAAAAAAAGCCGCTTTAGAAAGCCTGAAAGCAAAGGCGGAAGAAACTCAAAGAGTTTTTAATGATTTTTGGGCAGAAAATAATTTTGACATTGATATGACAAACGGCAGCATGAACTATATTGCAAAAGATCCTATTACAAATGAATGGCGATCCGCAACACAGCAGGAAATTAACAGATATAAAGCAATTCTTGCGGCAAGGGACAAGGCTTTTGACAATTATTACACCTTTGATACACAGGGAGTACAAAATTACATGGACTTATACAAGCTTGTGAGTGCTGACAGCTTGTTGAAACTCGGCGGCTCTGAAACATCAGGTGGTAGTAGTAACGGTTCCGGTAATAATAATCAAGACACTGTTACACTTTCAGGCTATGATGTAACTGCAACAGGCAACACCTATGCAAAAGCCTATATGACATGGGTTGACCGCCTGAAATCTCTCGGCAAAATCACTGAAAGCGGTGAAATTTATTATCTTGAAAAGCTCAAAGAACGTACCGACAATACCGCCGAAGAAATTTATCAGATAGATTTGAAACTCTACAATGCCCGAAAGAAATTAGCTGAAGACAATGCAAAGAATCTCGCCGACATTGAAAAGAAGAATCAAGATGAATTGCAGGAAAAGTTGAATATGGCAAAAGCGGCTTATGACAGACTTGTCAACGGAAAAGTTGAAAGTCTGCAAAAAGAGGCTCAAGCCGCAAAGGATACAGCTGATGCGGAAATTGCAGCTCTTGACAAGGTTCTTCAAAAACGCAAACAAGCTCGTGCTGAAGAAGACAGGCAAAAGAAAATTGACTTCATCAATGCTCAGCTCCGTTACAAACAGCTTGACGAGTTTTCAAGACGAGAACTTCAGCGGCAAAAACAAGACTTACTCACCGAACAAGCAGATGCTATCTTTGAACAGAATATATCCGCAAAAAAAGACAGTATCAACAGCCGCTTGGAACTCGCTCAAAACAAGTCCCAGCAGGCTATCAACGGACTGAACTCCGCTAAATCTCAATTCGCTGACCATATTGCTTATTTATCAGGCAATCAGACTTACGACCAGAGAGTTGCAAACAATACTACAAATCAGAATGTACAGATAATACAAAACGGTCTCAACGGTGATCAGGTCGTTGCTAAACTTCTCAAAGCATTGGGGGCGGTTTAATTGAATGGTGACAAAATAGTTATCTTTAAAAACTCACTTCATCAGAGAGTTATTTTCAATCAGAAATATCTTTTCTGTGAAAGTATTGACATGACGGGGCTTTCAGGCATTCATTCCGTTCAAAATCTCGCTTTTTCTGACGGTCAGGTCACTGTCTCTCATCAGCTCGGAGCAAAGACCATTCCCTGTTCCTTCGCTTTCAAGAATACAAAAAATGACGGCTACACAAAAAATCTCCTTGAAAATATCTTTATCCCGAAAGACAACGGTACTCTTACCGTCATCACAAAGGACAACACTTATTCAATAGACTGTTCCCCTCAAAATGTACCAGTCTTTAAGCGTGATGAAGTTAAATTCGTTTACAGATTTGATATTGATTTTGTTTCGGATTCTTCTCTTTGGCGTAAAGGAAATGAAATTTCCGTAACTCTCAATTCCGCTGAAACAGTCATTCTTTCGGACAATCCTCACGAACTCCCAATGAAAATAATATTCCCTGCAAGCAATTCCGCAACGCTATTTAATGTCAACGGAAAGGGATTCACGCTGAAAAAACATACTATGTCTTTAACTGTCGACACTCAGACCTTTACCGTCAAAGACGGTCAAGGCAAAAATCAGAATCAATACATTGATGCAACTGCTGAACTTGACGAAATATTCTTTCATTTCGGCGAAAACAAAATTATCTGTTCACCGTTCACTGATGTAAAAATCCTTTATTATCAATTATCTTGTGGGGAGATGTAATTATGTTCGCTAAATTTTTCAAATCTCCATCGCTTGTAAGCTGTTTTTCTGATGACTTTACGCTTGCAACCGATAAAATTATCTCCTACGAGTACACCAAAAGATTCTCAAAATCAGGTGATTTTTCGCTTGTCATGCCGTTTAAGAAAGACTTTTTAAAAGCTCTCTTTCTCAACGGCATTATTTATTTTGACGGCGACTGGCTATGGATACAGAATATTTCTTATGATGGTCAGCAAATTTCCGTCACCGGTAAGGACTCCAAGGCTTTCCTTGAAACTCGTATAGTTCTCCCTGATGATACAGGTTTTGAGGGTTATTCCTCCGTCGAGGGCACAACCTCTCAGTGTATCGAAAATTATCTCGTCAAAAACTGCATTTCTCCAACGGATTCAAACAGAAAACTTCCATTGATTTTTAAAGGCGGTGCTGTCGGTCTTACCAACGACCATTACATGACACGTTTTGAATATCTCTCAGATGTTATCACTAATCTTTGTGATAATGCCGATATTGGCTTTGACATTCGTGGACGACTCGCTTCAAAAGGCTTTGAATTTATCACTCTCAAAGGTGTTGACCGCTCATTTGCTCAATCTAACAATTCAAGAGTAATTTTGTCTACAAAGTGGAGAAATATTCTGTCACAGAAATTTGAACATGGTGTCGACAATCTTCTCAATGCCGTCTACGGTACTGACAGTCAAAATTATTCCCGACTTGTCCCGACTTCCGCAAATGGTATTTCAAGGCGTGAATGTAACATTTCTGTTGGCGTTTCCACAACGGATTCATGGTTTGAAAAATATGCCTTGAATGAAGTCAAAGACAACACCGAAACTCACAGCTTTGAAATTGCTGTTCCATTCGGCAATTATGGCACAGATTACACACTTGGGGACATTGTATCCGTCAAAGACGATTTTACAGGAGATTTATACAACCGCAAAATTACAGAAGTTACCAAAAATTACTCAAACGGTCAGCGGTCAATTTCTCTTGTCCTCGGTCAGCAAAGGCAAAAACCTTTTCAAAAACTTGTAAACAATCTCATTAACAAAACTCAACGAAAGAAGTGATAATATGAAAATCTTTCGACAGGACAAACAAGCCTTTCAAGCTACAACCTTCACTGACAGTATTTCTCTTGTTGATGAAGATGAAAATCCTGTTTCGCTTTCAAGCGGTGAAAAGCTGATTTTTACTGTTAAATCTCATTACTCAGCCGACAGTATCGTCAAAAGAGTTTTTACTTCAAATGATATTTTCGATGGTGCTTATTCTATCAATATCACTCCCGAAGAACTCGACATTCCCCCGGGAAGATATTTCTATGATGTGCGTCTGCAAAAATCCAACGGGGATTTTATCCCTATCGTCCCGAAATCTCTTTTTGATGTGCTTGAAACTGAATCAAGAAAGGAAGTGAATTAAATGGCTATCATTGGAATTATGCGACAGTCCTCTCCTGAAAGTGAGGATTATGCAAGAATAAACAACAGAGTTACCGAACTTGAAAGCGACATTGACAATGCGATTTATGTGAACAGAGAATTTGACGATACCGCAGGCTTTTGGCAGCAAGTTAAATTTGACGGTTTTACAGATGATGCCGTTATCGTACATAAGAAAATTTCAACGGAAAATTACGGCAATCTTGAAGTCACTCCCACAATAATTACTCAAACTCTTGTATCGTATAGTGCAGATGAGGGACAGAATTTTACGAGAATCACCGATTCTTACAATGAGCTGATAGTCAACGGTACAGCAAGTGTCACGGAAGACAGCAAAACTCCCAATTTTACTCCACTTGGAACTTCTGTTTTCAATAAAGCAAAAGGAAATGTCGGTGTCAGCGGTTTTCTTGTCAGAATTGATGATGTTCATTATCCCGACAGCGAACTCGGTGAACTCGGTGCAAGCAAATCTTGCGGTCTTGGTACTATTGTTTCAAGACGTTCTGACTATTCACAAGGACGGCATAACGCAAGTTATTCTATCGGAGTAGAATCCGTTGTCGTTAATCTTGCCGAAGAAGATGGTGTCGAGGGAACAGCCGGCTATTTCGGCAATGAAGCATGGGATTATTCCACTTGGACAAATTTATTTCATGGTGTCGGTGGTGGTCGCAGACCTATTACCGCTGGTATTCTCCTCAACGGTAAAGCTTCTGTCGTTACAGTCGATTCAAACGGCAAACCTGTCTATGATGCACAAAACAATGTAATTAAAGATAATGGTGTTGCAAGAGTTCCGCATCACACTGCTTATGTCACAAACGGTATGTACAACGGTATTTACATAGGGGCAAGTGCTATGAAAATCAGAAGTGTACCTGTCCGTGATTCTCAGGGAAAAATTCAGACTGTCAACGGAAAAGTCGTTATGACTTCCGGCAACAGCGTTGAAACTGTCGGTATCAACGCCAACAACTGGACTCAGGCAGGAGCTCACGGTTTTATGTTTCTAAAAGTCGGCTATGTTCCGAGAATTCTTAAATCCCGTGGTTCTGCTCTCTTTGAATCTCCCGGTGCGAAATTTCTCAATGCTGGCGGCAGTATGCCTTTTGCAATTTCCGCCAACGGTGTTCCGTATCTTGATTTTAAGACGGGTTCGGACAGCAATTATTATGAAGATCCGACTACAAAGAAAATCCCCAAAGAAAGACCAAATGATACTACGAGAGTGCGTATAGGCTATAATCCGACTAATAATTACCTTAACACCATATCTGACGGCGATATTAGATTTGTCGTAAACGGTACTTTTACAGCCACAACAAATCAAAACGCTGAAGCAGACGAAGACGGAACAGCAATTGTCGAGACAGAAGATAATTCCATTGTCTACAAGTTCCAGGGAAACAGCTTTATTTCTTCCGTTGCGGCTTCAACAGAAGAAAATCCTCTTTATGCAAATTTGGGTAGTGCTTCATATAAATGGGGCAATATTTACGCCAACAACGGTACTATCAACACTTCCGACAAGAATTTAAAAGAGGATATCAAAGACATTGACGAGAAAATTCTCCGTGCATGGAGCAAAGTCAGCTACAAGGTCTTCAGGTTCAAGAACGGCAACAGAAAACATATCGGCGTAATCGCACAGGATATTCAAACGGCTTTTGAATCGGAAGGTTTAGATGCACATGATTATGGTTTGTTCTGTGAAGACGTTGACGAACAAGGAAACAAAATACTCGGTGTCAGATATTCAGAGTGCCTTGCTCTTGAATGTGCTTATCTCAGAAGTAAGATTGGAGCGTGATATTTATGATAAATATTTTGAACATGAATTTCCCAGACAACACAAATATTGATATCGGCTCGATAAAGTTTGACAGATTCGGCGAAAATCTGCATTTGCTTGGCGTTGATGTCGGAAAGCTGAATTTGCTGACAAGAGCGGTCTGCATTGGGGCATACAACGCTGATGTATTTGCATTTCAGTCTGGTGATGTAGCATTTGTAGATGATACTCAAAGAGCTTTCGTCTACAATTCGGATTCTGACAGTTGGCATGAATGGGAGATTTGATATGAGAAATGATTTTTTTAAGCATATTCTGTTGTCGGGCGGTTCGAGACAGAATCGAACGGAACTTGAAACGGAAGTTTTACCATATGCGTTTAACAGTAACGGTCACAGGCTGAGAAACTATCGTATTTACGGTAATACGGTTAATGGTGAGTCGGTTGGTGATTTGGTTACGGAAGGAGAACATACTGGAGAGTACAGTGTGTCAGTGACGATAAGCAGCAATCTGTTCGATGGCACCCTTATTCACAGATCAGTAATCGGAAATAGTGTTAGTTCTGATGATCCAAACAGACGTTCAGTTGTTATTGATATATCAAGCTTTGCCAATGGTGATAAAATAACATTCAGCCGTGAAACAGGCGTTGGAAGTGTATTCCAGATGTATCAAGTAAATTCTCCACTTAAAGGAGGAGAACTTCTTAATAGCAACATTTTTTCAGGTGATTCTGGGACACTGTTAGCAACAATAACACTTGATAACATTGCAAACTACCATTATCTGATGATTTTTCTGAATGGAGCAACACAACCTATTACAGATGAAGAATTACTTGCTTCAAAAATCATGATTAATGTTGGAGACACAGCCTTACCATACGAACCCTACCACGAGCCTATCACCACCAATATTTATCTCCCCGAACCGCTTAGAAAAATTGGAGATGAAGCGGAATATATTGATTTCAGAGAGCAGAAGCAGTATAGAGTGAGAGAAAATTTGTTTGATAAATCACATTTTACTCAAACGAAACTTGTTCCAAACAATAATATACTTTATGAAGACCCGTACACTATCTCAATAATTCTTTCGTGTACCCCCAACACTAAGTATACAATTTCAAAAATTGTGACAAATCGTTTTAGAATTTTGGGCTGTACAGATTATCCAGATGTTGGTGTGCAAAGTAGATTGATTGCAAGTGGGAATGACAACTCTTCGCTGACATTTACAACAGGTAATAACGACAACTATTTGCTTGTTATGATTTTTTATCAACGACAAGCAGACGAGCCAACTGTTGATGACGTAAAAAATTCTTTGATTTATGAACTCTACATTTACACTAAGCCGGATATATCATTGCCCGCCATACCCACGATAGACGGCACAAACATCATCACGGTCGACACCGAAACACAGCCAAGAAAAATTTACATCCAAGGCAATATTGAAGAAATTGAAACCGTTTCGGCAGAGACACAAGCACTGCAGACGAATATGCAAAGTTTACAGCCGCTTTCGCTTGATGAAAATTCCATTGAAGAAATACTCGAAACAGAAAATCTTGAAACAACAGGAGATGATGAAAATGCAGAATAAAGAGCTTCAAATGTTCATTTCAGCCGTTCTAACAGGACTTCTGTACTATCTTGGCATTGTATCAATTCCTATTGTCATGCTGATATGTGCCATTATCATCGACTATATCACGGGAATGTCGGCGGCTTGGTACAATTCCGAATTATCATCAAAAAAAGGCATTAAAGGCATTGTTAAAAAAGTAAGCTATCTTGCACTTGTCGTTGCCGCTATGATAATCGATTGGCTCATCTCTCAGGGATTACACCAAATCAATATCGACATGAACTACAGTGTGTTTTTTGCTGTATTGGTTGCTGTTTGGCTGATCATCAATGAACTTATTTCAACCCTCGAAAATCTTTCCCGAATTGGTGTTCCTATTCCGAATTTCTTGAAGAAACTTATAAATCGTTTAAAAACAACTGTTGATGAAAGTGAGGAAAAGAAAAAATGACTGACAGAGAAAAATTCTTATCAAAAGCAAAAGAATATATCGGTAAAAACGGCAATTACGTCTGCAATACAAAACTTCATCTTGGTTATATAACTCATTGGTGTGCTTATGCGGTTTCAGCAATAATGCTGGACTGTGGATTTATCAGCAAATACATCAAAGCTGTTGAGGGTGGTGCGGGCACTG